CACTCGAAGCCCTTCTCGCGGTTACTCATTCGGTCGATAGCCTCACCGGCATAGACGAACTCTGAACCCCAGAAGGAAAGGTCACGGGCGATACCACTAGTGGCAGAGCCTGCGTTGATCGTAGGAGTGCCAACGCCAGCGGTAGCGTACGCTACGATCTGCTGGGCAATGACGAACTGGTCTACCCCAGTCCAGGAGTACAGGACGTCGGTCACAGGGTTCGTGGCCACGTTAGGGCCAAGGAACCGCTGGTACAGCCAAGCCTTCCAAGAGGTGGCTGTCACCTTGAAGGCCCGCTCAGACCTACTCCAAGGACGTCCCTGGAGAACTCCACCCCACAGATACTGGTCACCGTACAGGACATAGATGGCGATGTCCTTAGGGTTGTTCGGGTAGTTCAGGAGACTCTTCAGCTTGGCAGCATCCTGAGAGTCCGACAGGAAGGCATCACCCTCAAGGGTGGTTCCAGTGCCATCGACAGACTGAGTGAACTTCACGTTACTCAGGTCGATCTCTGCGAAAGGGATCGAGGAGAGCACGGGGCAGAGGATGAAACGGAAGTTAGCCATTAGGGCCTCTCTAGAGCTTCTCTGGCGGGAGTAGAAGCCAGGGGTACACTGAGGTACCTCTCTGGCATCTACGTCGCTCTACGGGGCTCCTAGGCCCCTTGAATGGCCTATTCTGGAGCAGTCAACTTCTCGACGTCGATCACGAGCTTACCGACCGACGTGGAGTGGAAGTCGGGCTGAACCGCAGGGACAGCGTCCAGCTTCGCCAGGATGGCATCGAGCTTGGTCTCAAGAGCAGCGACCTTGCCCTTCAGCTCCTCCGTGTCCTGGTACGCCAGGTACGCCGCCTGCTGAGCAAAGCCCAGAGCCGTCTTGACGTCGGACATCTCGCCGCCGCCAGGACCATTCACAGGCAGCCGAGGGTCATCGAGCCACCGCTTGATCTCGAACTGGTCGTTCAGTTCCACCTTGTCCTCCTCACCGAAGGTGCCAGGCCGACTAGCGGGGAACCAGGCACCGAAGTTGTCCTTCAGGGATACATTCAGATCCAGATCAGCGCCAGCGAGCTGGACACCATTCCGGTATTGCTTCACGTGAGCCTTGCCCGAGTTCTTGCCACCAGACCAGGCGTATGTCTGCCAGCCCCACTGGGCATGATTCGGCACGAGGGCTTCAATCACGCTGTATTCCCCGTAGACACCGACGCGATTCTTACCCAGGACTGAAGCTGCGCCATCCAGATAGGACGCGACAGCGTTCATCTGAGCGGTAGTCGTTACATCCTTATCGCAGGAGAAGTAGATGGGAACCCACTCCGGAGCACCCAGGACGTTCGCCTGACGGAGAGCTTCCCTGGCATGAGTCTGTCCACGGGTGAACCCAGCGAACATATCTCCAGCAGCCTGCTCCCAGTTGAGGAGAACGCCGAAGCCTTTCGAGTGGAGGTTGTTTAGTTCAGCCTTCTGGAGAACCTTGCCATTCGGCAGGTACGCCAGGTATCGACAGACGAACCGCTTTCCCTGACTCCAGAGAGTATCCAGGTTGGGGCGGTCCCAAGCGTAGTCCACACCTTCGAGGCCCATGGCTAAGCCAGTCCTTCCGCGATGAATTGAGAGCCAGCAGTGAAGTTGCCAGCAGCAGGCAGGAGTGTCAGCGAGGTCCAAGGACCGGTAGCATCCATGATCCAGCCAACTACGTACTGGTTCAGCCCGAAGCCAGGGTCAGCCTGGGACGTGTGAGCGAGGCCCTGAAGGCCGGTAGCATGCGGAGACGACCAACCAGGAACATCGATACTCCCAGCGGAGAATCGGTTAGCGTTACCATTCGCTGCGATCAGTGCGCCGATAGCCACTGAGGTCTGACCGGTGGCCAGAGATCCAGCAGCAGCAGAGCCTGAGTTCAGGTTCAGGATCTGGTTGTACGAGTAGACCGCTGAGGCTGATCCATTCACCCGCAGGAGCATGGAGGTAGCCGTGGCTGCCGTATCTCCACGAGCGGTCCACATGATCTTCAGGTGATTGATCCCTGAGGGCACCGTGAAGGTGACCGATGCAGCAGTACCGGAGAGGGTGTTGACAGAGCGCCAACGTCCCTCCAGAACCCAGGACGTACCGTCCCACACCCGGGACAGCTTGGTGTCCACCTCGAAGATGGAGTCACCGAGAACCGGAGAGGAAGGCCGTGCAGTACTCAGGCACAGGAGCCGAGCACCAGGAGCGGCAATGTACTGGTTCGTCATGGTGATCTTCGCGCCAGAGATCGTAGTGTCACCAGGATCGATCTTCACGTCAGCGACACGAACCCATGCTCCAGGGTTGTACGAACCACCGCCGGAGTTGAAGTAGCTATCAGCACGAGGCGCGCCAGCACCAGCAGCTCCAGCTACGACGGACCAGTAGGCCCGAGGAGCACCAGAGATTGAGCCGTACTGGTTATCCGCAACGCGGAGGAGAATGGTGTCATATCGAGTGGAACCAGAAGCAGCACCGAAGGTGAGAACCTCGGAGGCATTACTCCAGGCGAAGTATCCACCCTGCGTGTTCGACTCCACTCCATGGAGATATGCAGATCCAGCTGCAACGTTGACGTTCATGCCGGAGCCAGTAGTAGTGACGTTGAAGTCACCGTAACGGAAGAGCCCTGAACGCTTACCGCTCTGCGCAGCAAGCAGGTTGCGCATCAGCTCGATCGGGTGCTGGAAGTCAGTGACCCCATCGGCCTGCTTAGCGATATAGGCGGGCGCAGTCTGAAGTGTCATATCCTACCTCCAGGCAGACTTGGCTGTAACAGTGATAGAAGCGGCAGCGTAGTAGTTGCCAAAGAGCTTCAGGACGTTGTTCCCAGGGACGAGGTCGAACCAATCCCCATCTACCAGTCCTGTAATTGATGCACCGGCGATGTCAGCAGACTCCTTCTCGAAGTCAATCGTCATGACCTGCCCAGTGGCCAGAGAGGCATCGAAGGACAGAAACTGTCCAGTCGTGGTGTTCTCTAGTCGCCAACCTGCATCCAGGGGACCAGTGATCGTGACGTAGGGCTTCGTAGGAGCATTACCCACATTGTTCAGGTTGATGATGTTCCCAGAACCACCGGCAGTACCGTTGAAGTCCAAGGGGAACGTCAGCGGGAAAGTCATACCACCGGTCGAGTTGCCGACGATGCCTGAGGTTCCACTCAAGGTATTGACAGCGTCATATAGGAAGCTGTTCGTTGACATGAGGTCAACCTCGAAGCGGAAACCGAGAGGCATGAACTGAGCTACCCGAACATCCGAGATGACACGGAATGTGCCATACATCGGAATGGGTCCATAGTGAGTGACCACGATATCCTCATTTAGAGGGAACGCGTACTTCACTAGCTCATGCCATGCCTGCTCGGTCTCAAGCTCTGTGTCGCAGGCGACCATTCCCTTAGCCATGAGGACGCGGCCCTGGGAGTAGAACTTCTTGGCGATGTAGGCTCCGTCACCAATAGCCTTCTGGGAGGTGATCACGACAGGCTGGACAGTCTTCATCCAGCCGTCAAGCTCATCCAGCCAGCACTGGTCCGCCTCAAGATCCCCAAGGTCTGAGGTGTCATTGAAGCGGACCGTACCGGTAGCGGAGGTGAAGGTCGTAAGCTCCCTATTGAAGAACGGCACTTCTCCTCCTAGCTTGTAGCCTTAGTGGTGAGAGCGGACACCAGCCGACGAGTGCTGTAGTCAGCAATGTCGGCAGGGTCAGTGATTGCAGCAGGAACGTTAACCTCCTGGTTGATGGTCAGACCACCATTGGCGTTCTCGTTCGGAGCAACCGTACCGACCAGAGCAGCAGGAGAGGCTCCATTAGCTCCGACCAGGTTGTTAGCGATAGCCGAAGATGCATTCAGCGCAGCGAGCTGCACGGGCTGTGTCTCAGCCATTCCGGAGGCGATCATGTCGATGATCGTCTTACCGACGTGCCCGTTATTCAGGACCCGGAGGGGACCCTGCTTCACAGGAGAGCCGGGGAAGAAGCTGGCGATCGTGCTGGCAACGCCAGACAGCTTATTCTTTAGCGCACCAAGCTTCTGCTCGATACCGTTGATCAGTCCGTCGATGATCTCTCGGCCGGAGTTAACCAGAAGGGAACCGAAACCAGAGGCTGCGTTAGCCACTGCGGTACCTACACCACGGATCTTCGCTGCAACCTCGTTAGCGAGGTTCTGAACGGCTCCTACGGCCCTCCGTGCGAGGTCGGCGAAGTACCCGACAACGGCGTTGACCATGGAGATGATCGTACCCATGATCTTGCCAGGGAGGCTGACGAACCAGGCGATGATCGCATTGATCAGGTCCGGGACGATCGAGTGTCCGACGAGGATATCGTACAGATACTTGAACCACTTGATGATCGGCTTCACGAGGGCAACCACAGCATCAATGATGCCCATGATTGCGTCCCAGATGGTGCCGACGATCAGCATCCAGAGACCGTCCCACAGTTGCTTCAGGTCAGCCCCGAGCTTGCCCCACTCACCAGTGAAGAGATCCTTGAAGAACCGAATGGTTCCGACGATGAAGTTGAATCCACCGACGAGGATGTCTGTGATCACTCGAATGAGTGAACCCACGAGGGAGACCACCGTGCCAACCACAGCGGAGACTACAGCTACGATCAGGGAGAAGATCGCAAGGAACGTCTTGATCCCGATCTGGAGGCTACCAAGGGCGAATTTGACGAAGTCAATCTTGATGCCAAGGTCAGCGAAGGAGGACTTCACCTTGTCGGCTGCGTCCTTGAAGTTGCCCTTGAGATCTTTCACTAGGCCATTGATCAGTTCACGGAGCTTGGCGAAGTCGCCGGAGATCTTACCGACGTCTCCCTTGCCCGTGAAGAAGCCCTTGAAAGCTTCGCTGACGGCCTTGCCCATGTAGGAGAGGATTGGAGCGATGTACGAATTCCAGAAGTCCACGAAGGACTTCAGGGCGTCCTTCATATTCTGGACCGCAGCACGGCCCTGTTCAGTGTTCTGGAAGAAATCCTGAATCGGCTTACGGAAAGCGTACAACGCAATCCCGACAGCAATAAGCGCCAGGACGACCAGACCCACCGGGTTGGTTAGCAGAGCGATAGCGGAGGCCAGGCCAGCGAGAGCTGAGCCGACCTTCGTCATCAGGAGGATTGTAGGCCCAGCGGCGATCAAGAACTTGAAGAAGTTGATGATGTTCTTCTTGGTCTCGTCGTCCAGGCTCTTCCACTTGCCCGTCATAGCATCGATACCCTCAGAAACCTTAACCACGTAGAGAGCTACGTCGCTAAGCTTCTTATCGAGGGTGTCGAAGGAGCCAATGATCTGCGGGCCGTACTTGTCGATCATCACCCCGAGGACCGGGAAGAGGTTCTTCTCGAAGGCCACAGCCAGCTTGTACTGGATCTGCTCCTTCAGGTTGGCGAACTTCGCCACGACAGAGTCGGCAGCAAGTCCAGCACCGGTCATATACTTGCCGGAGTTACCGGCCTTGATCATGGCGTCGACGAAGATGTCGGAAGTGATCTTACCTTCCTTCACCATGTCCTTAAGCTTGGACTGGGTTACGCCAAGCTGATCCGACAGGATCTTCCAGATAGGAACACCACGCTCAGCGAGCTGCTGAGACAGCTCCTCCGACTGCGCAGTACCCTTCTGCATGATCTGCGTGATCGCGTAGAACGCACCGTTAGCCTGATCCACAGAGAGGCCGAGGCTGGTGAAGATGTTACTGGAGGCCATGAACAGCTTGTTCGTCTTATCGACGGACAGGCCAGCGTTCAGCAGGCTCTTGGCGTAGTTCAGGATGCTCGTGGTATCGAAGGCAGGGGATTCCTGGGCGATCTTCGCCAGGATCTCCGTCTCCTTCTGTGCAGCCTGCATTGATCCCAGAACTGCGGCCAACCCGAATCGAGCCTGTTCGAGGTTAGCTCCGAACTTCAGACCGAACACGCCGATAGCCGTAGCAGCGGCTGCTGCGGGCACAGTGGCCAGGAAGAGGAGATCGTAGCCCAGCCCCTGGACCATGAAGCTGGCGAAACCAACCTTACGGCCAAAGGTCTCGAAGCCCTTAGATACCTGGGCCAGTCCTGCGTTCAGCTTGGAGGCTACTGTACCGAGTCCGGACATGACGTTACCGATGCCCGAGAAGGCACTCTTAGCCGCAGTACCTATCGAGCGGAAGACCGCAGGCATAGCCTGGAAGCCCGCCTTCAGGGCGGAGCCAGCCTGAGACGCTGCCGTCTTTGCGGCAGCAGTGAGGAACCTGAAGTCTCCCATTCCAGCAGCCTGGAGGCCCAGGCCGAAAGTCTTAGCGAACTGTGCGGAACTCTCTCGTGCAGCCTTGACGCTCTCGTTGTTCCACAGCGAACGGAGCGAGCCCATCTTCTGAGTACCCGACTGGACAACCTCTTGTCCAAGCTTGTTGCCAGCGTTCTTGCCAGAGATGTTCTTGGTGATCTCGTCACCCATCTTCTTGGCAACAGACTGGCCGACCTGCTTAGCCTTAGCTTCAGCGGCCTGCTTGAACTCCTGGAAGCTGCCCAGCCGGATATCGATATAAGCGGTTGCTGCCTTTACCCTACCGGCCACTAGACCTCCTTCTTGGGTACGAAAATCACCTGCCCTGGAAGCCTGTTCCGCTTAGGTGTAGGGTCTTGCTTCTGGCGAAGCTTCCTGCCGTAGTCAGGACGTGGGTACGGCTTAGGTGGCTTCACCTTCTGCTTCGTGTTCACCTGTTGGAGGATGTAGGAGGTAAAGTTCTGAGCGTCCACTAGGTCGGCAATCAGAGCATCCCTGCCATCCCACACGTAGGTGGATGGTTCGATCTCCAGGATGGCACGCTGAACGCGATTCATCGTAGGAAGCTGGTTGTAGTAGATCCAGAGACGACCGAGAGTAGAGGAGGAAACTTCGTCCTCCTCCTCAAGCTCGTATCGGTACTCTGTCATGAGAGCTGCGATCAATTCCTCGCGGTGGTGCCCATAGACCCACGCGAGGGTCATTAGTTTCCCTTGGCGTCCTTCTTGTTGCCCAGAAGGGCCGCAGCCAGGATCTCGATCAGGTCTTCGAACTGGTCTTCCTCCAGATCCTGATCCTCCAGCTTCTCAAGCTCATCCGGCTCAAGAGCCAGGGCGAAAGCGGAGAACAGGTTACCCTCGTCCAGGTGACGGAGGAACTTCAGGCGCTTGAACTTCTTCTTGGCCCGGTAGGTGACACCCTCGAAGGTGAAGTCGACGTACTCGTTCGGAGCGGTCATGTCAGTTTCCCATCATTCAGCGGGTTGGATATCTGTGATCGGCAGGTTGAGTGACATCCCTGTAAGGGATGGAGCAGAGGGAGGGGAACCCGCCAGAAACCCCTCCCCCCACGTCTAACTAGCTCGCCGAAGCGGCCAGGTCCGGGTCATCCGAGATGCGGTAACCCAGGTCATCGAGAGTCGTCGCCATGACGTTCGCCGTCATCTCGTAGACGACACCCTCAGTTCCACGGTGCGGAACCTCTCCGCGCTCACCGATCGAGATGGCCGGGAGGACGTAGCGAGTGTGGACGTCACCGTCGAACTCCTCCAGGACGCAGACGTACTTCTTCACGTCCGGCGATCCAGGAATCGGAGTCGTGGTGATACCACTCGCGGTGGTGCTCTGAGCGCCCATGTAGAACATCTCAAGAGTCTTCTTCGTGGTCTCCAGGGCCTTGAAGTTCCAGGTCCAGTTGACCTCAGTGACCAGCGTACGGACACCAGCGGGACGCTGAGAGGCACGCAGGATCTCGGTAGTGACTTCGAGCGACTCGGTCAGGGCATCCATGTCGGTGTAACCGATGTTCACGAATGCGGCCGACAGAGCGGCAAGAGTCGTAGTGGACGGAAGGGCAGTACCCTCGGGCGCGACGTAGACCCAGGTCAGTGCGCCGACGCGGACTGCACCATCATTCGGCTCAGCCATCTTCTATCTCCTATGCTGGGTGTGAGCGTAGCAAAGAGCGTCACTACGCGGGATGAAAGTAGACCGTGACGTCAAAGACGAAACGGTACTTGCCATCGAGTTGGTCGGTCAGATCGTATGGGGTTACGCTCACATCGACGAACGTTACGACTAGATCGACATACTTACCCCGCATGGACAGAACTGCGGCCAGCGCTCTCTCTGCCAGTCTCAGGGTGGTTTCGTAGTCCTCTGCGTAGCAGTTGAAAGTCAGCGTGCGAGCATCGAGCCTGCGCTGCGTTACACGACTACCAGGGGCAGGAGAGACGACGACCCATCGCATACCGTCCTCGAAGCCGTTTAGGTTAGGGGCAACCCGATCGACGTTGTAGGATGTGAGGTACGCGTGGCCTGCAACATAGTCTCTCACTCGTTGCAGAAGAACAGGGAAGACTTCTACGTCAGGCAGGTTAACCATTCACGCCCCTCCGTAGGAATCCGAATGCCGGGTACTCCAAGACCTCTCCGGTCTTACCCAGCTTCATGTGGTGGTCCTTCCCTCCGAATTCGATGCGGTCACCCGCAGCGTGGTAGGAAGCAACCATGCCGTAGTTCTGGTCACCCTCTCGGACCATTACGGCCTTCAGGGTCTTGACGTAGATATCGAGCGAGTAGGCCATAGCCTTCGCTCGGAAGTAGCGGAGCTTCTCCTGACGGAAAGACTTCTTCAGGAGACTCTTCGTGGTATCCCGCTGATCCCTCCATCGAGCTGCTTCAGCTTCTGCCGTGGCCTTGACGCTACGGTGAATGGAGTCGGTAGCCTCACGTACAGCATCACCCAGTGGGTTCATGGAGGACCGGAAGTGCCAGGCTTTCTCTTCCCAGCCTGGTTCCCATTCCATGTGGAACGATCCTCTAGCCACGACTATCCCTCCGTAAGCTTGATATTGCACTCGATGTGATGCAACCCTCGGAGGGTCCACTTCTGTGGATGTCCGTCAAGCTCCCAGATCACTCCGTTGACCCTAATCCACTGCTTCGGCGTAACGTCGTATAGCGCAGGATCATCGGAGATGATTCGGCCAAGTCGCTGAGTGGTGTCTCGATCGACGTCATACTCAGCAGAGAGGTAGAGCTGAAGAGTTCCGTAGCCGGTGGCCACAACGACAGCATTCTCCAGGTGACGCACCGTTTCACCCAAGGTGGTGATGACATCGGGGGCCTCAAGTACTTCGATGAAGTCGGTCATCAATGACCTCATGATGGCCTCCTAAAGAGTGGGCAGATTGCGAAGGTGACGGCCAGTCTGAGGGCCGAGTCGGAGAGACGAAGCGTACGGCCGGTACTTGGCCAGGATCTTGTCGTCCGTAGGACTCAGGTCATTAGAAGAGTAAGTCTCCGAGATGGCTCCCACCGTCTGCTGACGGATTCCCTGAGGAGTGAGTAGGCCCAGGGAGGCCAGCGACTTAGCCACAAGGACCAGGTCGTCAGGAGCGGTAGCGTAGCCGTAGGAGTAGGAGACCTTCACCGTCTGGAAAGACTGGAGGTCAAAGATGGTGTCGAAGTCGTCCCAGTCCCACCAGGTTTCAGTTCCCTCTCGGGCGTCCTTAACTGAGGTGATGTCATTAACTGGGAACTTGCGGATCTCGATGATGCCGAAGTAGTCGGCCTGCATCTTCTCGTCGACAGCGGTCTGAACCTCGAAGGCGATACCAGGGCACTCGGCCATGATGAAGGCTTCGATCCGGTCGATGGTGAACTGAGCTTGGTCCGCCTCGTCGCCAACGAAGGGCCGGGAAGCCCGACCCATAGCGGCAGCAAGGTCGTCAAGAGTAATGAGAGCCACTAGTATCCTCTTAACATTCTGCCCGTGTGAGCAATGGAATTGACCTTGGCGAGGTATTCGTTCAGCTCGTCATACTGACGGTTATGCCAGTAGAGCGCACGAGCACGAGCAGAGTCGGAAGCATCCTCGTAGATCATCGGGTTGTCGAGATCCTTGAGATGCCCTTCCCAGGCGTCGTAGTCGTCGGGTCAGCGAATCGACCAGACCCTAGGGCTTCGGTGAGCCCAGGAGTAGGCGATGCAATCGTG